ATATGGTTCACCTGAAAAATGGAAATCATATCAAAAGGATGGTTACTATAGAGATGTAAACGGTGCTATTATGGCTCCGCTTATTATGTTTAAAAGAGACAGTATAGAAAAAAATCGTACTGTGGCTAATAAATTAGATGCTAATAATCCTCATAATGTTAGTGTCACTCAAAAAAGATATTCACCTAATAATGCATACAGTAATTTTGCAGTATTAACAAATAGAATACCTACAGAAACATATTATGCTTCAGTAGTACCAGATTATGTAACATTAAATTATAGTTGTGTAGTATTTACTTACTATGTAGCGCAATTAAATAAAATAGTAGAAGCAATTGAATACGCTTCAGATTCATATTGGGGAAACCCAGAGCATTTCCAATTCCAAACTCGTATTGATTCGTTTAATACAGTAACAGAATTACAAAATAATGCTGAAAGATTAGTTAGAAGTACATTTAATATTAAAGTACAGGGACATATAGTTCCAGAAGTATTACAAAAAGATCTTAATTCAATTAAGAAATTTTCAAGTAAAAGTAAAATTATTATAAATTTAGAAACAACATCAAACGACGCCATGGTCAAATCTAATGCTCCTATATTATCGTCAAATGTAAGATTCTTAGATCAAGTATCATTAGCTTCATTTGATGGAAACACATCAACTATAGATTTAGCTATATTTAATTATTTAGCTTTAAACACAGTAGTAAAAGCAAATACTGTTACTGGTTCTTATACTTCAACATATCCTGATGGAACAGTAAATGGAACTTCAGTGGCGACAATAAATAACTTTAACACAGCATCAGTACCACCTAATATTACAGATACAGGAGTGATGAAATTTAACTTCTATACAAATGGTTTATATTTAGAACCACAATCTATTATATCTGTAGTTAATAGTGGAAGTAATGTAGTATTAACAGTAGATAATCATTTAGCTAATTTTTCATTACCTTTAGATTCTGGAGATGAAGTAATAGGAAACGGTAAATTCATAGTAGCATAATGTCAAGAATAAGATTTAAAAATATTAATACAACAGGATCGTTAGATATCACTGGTAGTTTAGCAGTACGTGGTACTACTACTCTAACACAAACTAACATCTCAGGTTCCGCGCTTATAATATCAGGTACTATGAATATAGTACAAACTTTAATTAATGCTGAAGTAGAAAAAGCAAAATTAACAATACAAAATTTAGGATCTTTTGGAGATACCGGGTCTAACAATGTGATAGACTTAGGAGGATTCTTTTAATATTTATAACAAACATAATATCAAAAAATGGCTCAAATAATAAAAAATAGAAGAGGGAGTATAAATAATGTAAAGGACGTAACTACCCAAAACGCTGAAATACTTGTTGCTTCAGGTTCAATTGGTGACTTAAGTGGTCCTTTTATATTATACGGTTCACCATCACAAGCTGATAGTGGTTTAACTGGTGTTTATAAACCAGCTTCTAAAATTTATCAAGGATCAACAGTACCAACAATTCTTTCAGCTTCTTACGGTAATGTATTAGATGGTACTCCATTTTATGCTGTAGGAAACAATACCTTATATATATTAAGTTCAGCGGGTAATACTACAATGAACTTAGCTGGTAACTTAAGTGGTTCTACATTACCTAATATTACAGCTTCAGGTTCATTTAGTGGATCATTTCAAGGTAATGGTAGTGGCTTAACAAATATATCAGCTTCAAGTGTTGTAGGTTTAAACTTAAATCAAATTGATTCAGGATCAGTCACAGCATCAGTAGATGTTGGACCTACTACATTTCAAGTAGTTAGTGGTAGTTCTAATTTCTTTAAAATTCTTAATACTGGTATAGTATCTATTACTGGTTCATTAGGTGTTACAAATGGTATTACTGCTTCATTATTAGGCACATCATCTTACGCTGCTCAAGCTTTAAGTTCATCTTATGCATTAAGTGCATCTTATTCTTTTAATGCTACAACAGCTTCATATGCTTTAAATGCTACAACATCATCATATGCTTTAAATGCAACAAGTGCATCATATGCTTCAACAGCAGGATTTGCTTTAACTATAGCAGATGGATTAAATATTACTGCTTCTAATATTTTAGTAAATCAGAACTTAGTAGTTCTTGGAACAGCTTCATTCGGTTATACTAAAACAGTAACAGGATCAGCAGTAATTATTGGTGACTCATTTATTATATTAAATGCAGATTCACCTACAGCTCCTTACGCTGGTATTATGGTTTATGATACTGGATCAAATTCTACAGCATCTTTTGAATGGAACGGTAATAATGATTACTGGATGACAGTAGAAGAAACAGGAAAATCAGCTGGTATTTTAACTGGTCCTTCAGGTTCTAAAGGTAGTGAAGTATTTCCTTCTTTAAACCGAGTTATTAAAGGTACAGGTAATAATACAGTAGTTGATACTAATATTACAGATACAGGTACTTTAGTATCTATAAACTCAAATACTCAAATTACAGGTAGTTTAATTGCATCAGCAGGTATTACAGGTTCATTAATAGGAACTTCATCATACGCTGATTATGCTACTTCAGCATCATATGCTTTAAATGCAACAAGTGCATCATACGCCTTAGATGCAACTACCGCCTCATATGCTTTAAATGCTACAACATCATCATATGCTTTAAACGCAACAAGTGCATCTTACGCTTTAAATGCTACAAGTGCATCATATGTTAATATTCTTAACCAAAATGTTACAATTACTGGTTCATTAAATATTACTAATGGTGTAACAGGTTCATTATTAGGAACTGCATCTTATGCTGCCCAAGCTTTAAGTTCATCTTATGCTTTAAGTGCGTCATATGCTTTTAATGCCACAACAGCTTCATATGCTTTAAATGCTACAAGTGCGTCTTATGTTAATATTCTCAACCAAAATGTTATAATCAGTGGTTCATTAAATATCACTAATGGAGTAACAGGCTCATTGTTAGGAACAGCATCATACGCCGCTGAAGCATTAACATCATCATATGCTTTACAAGCAACAAGTGCATCTTATGCTCTTAATGCTGCTACAGCATCATATGTTAATACATTATTCCAAAACTTAATTGTATCAGGAACAATTTCATCTACAGGAAATATAAGTGCTCCTTATTTATCAGGTTCATTAGGAATATATGATGGTTCATCAGCTGGATTAATTCAATTTACTTATATGTCAGCTGCTAAAACTTTAGCATATATTTCTCCTTCACAATCTGGTGATTTGATTCAATATAGTGGAAGTATAATGGTAGCATCAAATCTTATAGATGGAGGTACATTCTAGGGCATTATTCTAGAATTTACCCATATTTATACAGGACCTATATAGGTCCTTTTTTTATATTCCATAGATATGGCCCAACAAGTAAAACTACGCAGAAGTTCTGTAGCTGGTAATAAACCCACTACATCCCAATTAGAATTAGGCGAATTAGCCATCAATACAAATGATGGTAAATTATATTTCGAAAAATCTTCATCTTTAGGAGAATCAATTCAAGAATTAGTTGTAACAGATGCTTGGAATACAGGATCTGTTAATATATCAGGTTCAGTTAATGTATCTGGGTCAGTATCATTAACAAACGGAGCTTTTTATCAAGACGGAGTAAGTTTAGTAGACATTTCATTAGCATACGCAATAGCATTAGGATAATATGGCAAATACATTTAAAAATAAATTAACAGCTAATGTAGGTACATCACCTTCAACTGTTTATACTACACCAGCAGCAACCACAACTACAGTTATTGGTGTCAATGTAGCGAATACAACATCAAATAACATTACAGTAGATGTACAAGTTACAGACAACTCAGCAACAATAACAGTATATTTAATAAAAAGTGCTATCATTACACCTGGTGGAGCTCTTGTATTAGTAGGAGGTGATCAAAAAGTAGTATTAGAACCTAATGACTATATGAGTGTAACATCATCAGCAGTAACATCAGCTGATGTAATTGTATCTGTTTTAGAAATATCATAAAAATGTATACAGGTAAAACTCCAAATGGATTAAATCAGATAAGTGCTAGTATAATAGCATTATCAGTTAGTGGAAGTGAAGTTGCTAGTTTTTCTTCAGCTTCAATAAGTACAACAGGAACTATTACTGCTCCTTCATTCACAGGATCATTATTTGGTACAGCATCTTATGCTATAAATGCATTAAGTGCTTCATATGCTAATATTGCTGCGAGCGCTTCATATATCCCTACCCTACAACAAGTAACAGAACAAGGAAACATTACTACAACAGCTATATCATCATCAGGATTATATGTGAGTGGTAATGCTATTATAAGTGGAAATTTAAGTGTATTAGGTACAGCATCATTTACTAATGTAACATCTTCTGTTGTCATAGTAGGAGATAGTACAATTGTATTAAACACAGACGCACCTTCAGTTCGATATGGAGGTATTGAAGTAATAGATTCTGGATCATTTGGTAACTCATCAACAGGTTCATTACTTTGGGATTCTGAAAAAAATCGTTGGATATATGCTAATCCATCAGGATCAACATATGACGGTGGTTTATTAATGTCAGGTCCTAGAAACACAATTGGTTTAGGAAACGAACAAGGTACTACTAATAACGCAATATTAAAAGGACAAGGAGGAGACCATTTAACATCTTCTGCACTTTTTGAAGACGGTAATACATTTAACGCTTATAATAAGTTTTATATTAGTTCAAGTGGTAATCTACAAGTAACTGGTAGTACTTCATTTTCAGGAAGTTTTGCTTTACCTACTTTAGCGGCCGGCACAACAGAAACTAGAATATTAGTCTCTAATAATTTAGGAGATATAGTTTATAGAACCGATTTAAGTTTAACCGGTTCATCTGGTTTATCAGGAGCTTCAGGTCTCTCAGGTACTTCAGGTTTAAGCGGTACATCAGGCCTTTCAGGTACATCTGGTCTTTCAGGTCTAAGTGGTACTTCAGGATTATCAGGTACATCAGGCTTATCAGGAGCATCAGGATTATCAGGTCTTTCAGGTACATCAGGCTTATCAGGTACATCAGGCTTATCAGGAGCATCAGGATTATCAGGTCTTTCAGGTACATCAGGCTTATCAGGAGCATCAGGTCTAAGTGGTACTTCAGGACTTTCAGGCTTAAGTGGCACTTCAGGCCTTTCAGGCCTTTCAGGTACATCAGGCCTAAGCGGTACATCCGGACTTTCCGGTACATCTGGTCTCTCAGGTGCATCCGGCCTATCAGGAGCATCAGGTTTATCAGGCTTAAGTGGCACTTCAGGATTATCAGGCTTAAGCGGTACATCCGGCTTATCTGGTTTATCAGGTACATCAGGACTTTCAGGCTTAAGTGGTACATCTGGTCTTTCAGGTCTCTCAGGTACATCTGGTTTATCAGGTACTTCAGGCTTAAGTGGAACTTCAGGCTTAAGTGGTACATCTGGTCTTTCAGGTCTAAGTGGCACATCTGGTCTTTCAGGTTTAAGTGGTACATCGGGTCTCTCAGGAACTTCAGGCCTAAGCGGCGCCTCAGGTCTATCAGGTTTAAGCGGTACTTCAGGCTTATCTGGTTTATCAGGTACATCTGGTCTTTCAGGAACAAGTGGCTTAAGTGGTACTTCAGGTCTATCAGGAACTTCAGGTTTATCAGGAGCAACAGGTCCAGTAGCAGGTTCAGCTAATCAAGTAGTCTATAAGGATGGTTCTAACAATCCAGCAGGTTCAAGTAACTTCACTTATGATGGAACTACATTAACTGTAATTGGTAACTTAGCGGTTAACGGAACAGGTAGTATAACTTATTTAAATACAATATACGAAACAGCGTCTGTAATTTACTCATCTGGTTCTAACCAGTTTGGAGACGCTACTGATGATGTTCAATTATTAATTGGTACTTCTAAAGTAACAGGTAGTTTACAAGTAACAGGTTCTGTTATTATATCAGGAAGTATAACAAATCCTGGACCTAACGCAGCAACATCAAATGAAATATTTGGAGCTGGTGCATATCCATCATTAATTGGAACCTCTAGAAATACAGTAGCAGTGGGTGCTTTTGCTTTAGGATTATCTACTGGTGTTAGAGATTCAACAGCAATAGGATATGCTACTATGTATTTAACAACAGGATCAGCTGTTACTGGAAGTATAGCTATAGGTGGTAGTGCTTTATATAATCAACAAGGAGGACTATATAATATTGCTATTGGTAATGGAGCAATGCAAGGTGCTACAACTATTTTTAATACTGGAGATAGAAACTTAGCTCTTGGAGCTTCTGCTTTACAAAGAAATACAACAGGAACAAGAAATAACGCAGTAGGTGATTCATCATTAAGTAATAATAGTATTGGTAGTTACAACACAGCAAATGGTAATAGAGCATTACTAACAAGTACATCAGGTAGTTATAATGTTGGTGTAGGATATGATACTTTATTTTCCCAAACATCAGCAAGTAATAATACTGCAGTAGGTACTCAAGCTTTACGTGATGTAACTACAGGAGATAATAATGTAGCTATTGGATACGATTCAGGTAGAGGTATTACTACAGGACGATATAATACAATTTTAGGAGCTAATGTTATTGGTTTAACCGCAGGTTTATCAAATAATGTTATTATAGCTGATAGTCAAGGTAATATTAGAGCACAACATGATGCTAGTACTTGGTCATTAAGAACAGCTACTTCTGTTACTGGTAGTTTCCAAGTTTCAGGAAGTACTTCACTTTCAGGAAGTTTTGCTCTACCTGCTTTAAATATAGGAACAACAGAAACAAGAATATTAGTCTCTAATAATTTAGGAGATATAGTCTATAGAACTGATTTAAGTTTAACAGGCTCATCAGGTTTATCTGGAGCATCAGGATTAAGTGGAGCTTCAGGCCTCTCAGGTACATCAGGTTTATCTGGTCTAAGCGGTACTTCAGGCCTTTCAGGCTTAAGTGGTACATCAGGTTTATCAGGTACTTCAGGCTTAAGTGGTACATCTGGTCTTTCAGGTCTAAGTGGCACTTCAGGCCTTTCAGGCTTAAGTGGTACATCAGGTCTTTCAGGTACATCTGGTTTATCAGGCTTAAGTGGTACCTCAGGCTTATCAGGTCTTTCAGGTACATCAGGCTTAAGTGGCACTTCAGGCCTTTCAGGCTTAAATGGTACATCAGGTTTATCCGGCCTTTCAGGTACATCAGGTCTTTCAGGTTTATCAGGTACATCAGGCTTATCAGGTTTAAGCGGCACTTCTGGTTTATCCGGTCTATCCGGTACATCAGGCTTATCAGGCCTAAGTGGTACTTCAGGTCTATCTGGTTTAAGTGGAACTTCAGGACTTTCAGGTACTTCAGGACTTTCAGGTTTAAGTGGCACTTCTGGTTTATCCGGCCTAAGTGGTACTTCAGGACTTTCAGGCTTAAGTGGCACATCTGGTCTCTCAGGTCTAAGTGGTACTTCAGGTCTTTCAGGTCTAAGTGGTACTTCAGGACTTTCAGGTTTAAGCGGTACATCAGGTTTATCAGGAACAAGTGGCTTAAGTGGTACATCAGGTTTATCAGGTTTATCCGGCACATCAGGCCTAAGCGGTACATCAGGTTTATCAGGCACATCTGGTTTAAGTGGCACATCTGGTCTTTCAGGAACTTCAGGTATATCAGGAGCTACAGGCCCAGTAGCCGGTTCAGCAAATCAAGTAGTTTACAAAGACGGATCTAATAATCCCGCAGGTTCAGCTAATTTAACCTTTGATGGTTCAACATTAAATGTTAATGGAACCTTAACAGCAACTGTTAAATCATTCATAATTGATCACCCTACCCAACTAGGTAAAAGATTACAATATGGTGTTTTAGAAGGACCGGAACACTCGGTTTATATTCGTGGTAGACTTATAAACACCGATTATATAACGTTACCTAACTATTGGTACGCATTAATTCACAAGGACACTTTAACAGTAAGTATAACGCCTATAGGTCAATTCCAAGAAATTTGGATTAAAGAAGTTAATGAATATGGAGTTACTTTAGGATATAAAGGTGATACATTAGATTGCTACTATTCAATATTTGCAGAAAGAAAAGATATAGATAAATTAGTTACAGAATTTGATAAGGAGATTTAAGTTATGGCTTTAATTTATGGACCTAGTATAATAACAAACGGATTAATACTACACTGGGACTCAGCTGATAAAAATTCATATCCAGGTACTGGTACTACAATTTATGATTTATCAGGAAATGGTAATAATGGTACTTTATATAATGGAGTTGGATATAATCAAACAAATGGTGGTGTATTAACATTCGATGGTGCTGATGATTATGTTGGAACTAATAGTCCTAGTTTACCAAGTACTAATAATACAGTAATGGGTGCTGCTCGATATAGTGGTGGTACTAGAGGTAGAATGATTAATGCTACATCAAATAACTGGTTAATTGGGTGTTGGAACAACTCAACAGAAAATTATTACGCTGAAGGATGGGTATCACCTGTTCAAAATGGAGCCAATGATACTAATTGGAGAATAGTAACTGCTCTAGGAAATGTAAGTGGAGATAGTTATGCTTCATATACAAACAATATATTAACTGGAGGTCCTAATAATGGTGGATCACAAGGACCAGCAGGTATTACTGTTGGTAAAATTGGTTACGCTAATTCAGAATATAGTACAGGCGAATTTAGTTTTGTATTAGTCTACAACCGAGTACTCACAACAACAGAAATGACTCAAAACTATAACGCTTTAAAATCAAGATTCGGATTATAATATGCCAACCTCAGCAGGACCAATACTACCTAATAAAGAAAATTTAATGTTTATGTTCCAACCAGGTTCAACAACATTATTTAATAATTTTACATCTTCACTAGCACCTGATGTAGCTGCTCCTTCAAATGGAGCCATTACAGGACCTAGAAGAGTAAACACTGAATATACTTCATCATATGATGATGTGTATTCATCCGGTAGTTACCAAGATGTTATTTCTCCTGAATTATCTTTACAAAATATTGCTAGTTCAGTTTATAATTTAAATACAGCTAATACAAGGGTATACACTATATCATTATGGGTTAAAATTGTACAATTTCCTACTAAATATGGTAATACAAGATCATATAAACATCAATCAGACCCAAACCATCCCGGTGATTCTGGATTTGTTACAAAATCAAAACGAGCAGGATTAGCTCGATTTGATTACTCATATTCAGGAACAGGAAATCAAGAAAATGGATATATACAATTTGGAGCTATGGCTCCTTATTATAAAAATGCTAGTAGTGTAACTAATTATAGATCAACATTTGCACCAATATCATTTGGAGCAGCTATTTGTTGTGCTAAATATCAAGCAAGTGTTTATACTGATTATAAATTTAATTTAAATGAATGGTATTTACTTACAATACAATTACAAAGTAATTCTATATCATTTGCTTCTACTACACAGGATATTAATGTTAAAATGTTTGTAAATAATTCTCAAGAAAATATTGCTCAATGCGTTGGTATAGCATGGAACCAAAAAACAAAATCAGGTAGTACAGGACATAGTAAAGTAAAACGAAAACAAGGACTTGTAGCAGGACAACCAGGATTTTATAATTGTGCAACAGGAGGAACAGTAGAAAATGCTAGTTCACAATCTATATTATATTATTATTTTATGAATTTAGCTAGACTAAATTGTATATCATATTCTCCTATATTACAATTTGGAGGAGTTAGTTATAATAATAATAATGGTATTTCTGGACCAAGTCAAATAGGACAACGTGGAGGTAGTTATTTTTTTCAAGTAGGATCATCTATTAATTTTGGTCAAACATATATTTATAATACGACATTTAATTCATCACTATATACTCAATTTAATAGTTTATATAGTTAAAGATATGTCCCTCTGCGGGGGGACACGTGGTGCTATGTTTACATAGCAAAGAGGGGCGTGAAAGCGCCCCTTTTTTTAAAATTTAAAATATAATAACAAAATATGTCATCAGCAAATGGATATGGAAGTGTAGTAATGAGTGGATCAGTATTTATGTATGATACTGGTGATACTTATAATTCATATATAGGACAACCAGGCACAAATATAACAACAGGAGCAAATAGAAATTATAATGGATATAATATAACTACATATTCACCTGGAGTATTTTTTGAATCTAATGGTTATACAGAAACAGCTTATATTCCTACTTTAGGACAAAGAACTGTACAAAGTGTTGAAGTAATTAATTCATCACCAGGACAACAATGTTGCCCAAATCTTTTTCAATATACTGGAGGTTTTAATAGTAATATATGGTTACCAGGACAAATTTATTCTTATCAGATAATATATAAAAGTACTTCAGGATACACACATCCTAATTTTATGTATCATTATGAATATACAAGTGCAGGTGCTTATATTACAGAATATGGAGTATTTGATACAAATAAAGTAGAATCTTTAGGAGATGGTTGGTATCATGCTTGGAATACTTTTACAACAAATGCTAATGCAGCTTTAGGATATACAGGATTATGGTATTATCAATATTATGTAGCAAATAAAATATCAATAGCTGCGGTAAGTATATGTCCTGGAGATACTATTAGACCACCTCAACAAATTATTCCTTCTGGGACTACTCGTTCAACAACTCAAGGTTTACTTCCTTTAGTAAATAATCCAACTATAGATTTAACTAACATGTCATACACTTCAAATGCACAAATGTATTTTGATGGAACTGATGATGTTATTAATATTCCAACAAATTTTGGTACTGTATCTCAATATACTATAGAATATGTAGCTTATAAAGGAGCAGAAGGTAAAATGCCTATAGCTAGTAGAACTAATACTGCTTTTTACAAATATGGAGATTATAGTTGGGCATATACTCATGGAGGAGTTTTTGGTGAATTTTATCACTCAACTTCACCATCAATTTCAGGATATATCCATTGTGTTATAACATATGATGGTACTAATGTTAGAGTATGGAGAAATGGATATTACGCAGGAGCTCAAGGTTCAACAGGAACTGCAAATTTTAGTGATGGTTTTAAAATAGGATACTGGGCAGCTGGAGGAAATTATGCTTGGTCAGGAACTATTCCTGTTGCAAAAATATACAACAGAGCTCTTTCAGCAGATGAAGTACAACAAAATTATCAAAAATATAAGACACGTTTTAATTTAAGTTAATATTTATAATATATGAGTAATGAATTTCCAAATAGACGTTGGTTAGTAATACCAACAAATGTAACTAACTCAATTGATTTTTCTCAAGTATTAGAAGCAAATCCTACTACTTTAAGATTATCAGTTGATGAAGAAAAAACATTTGTAAAATATGATGTAATTGTAGTAACAGCAAGCTATACATCAAGTTACACTGATGCTACTACAGGACAAACTGAATATTATATAGTAGAAGCAGGAACATACGGTCGTCCTTCTTCTATATATAACCCTGTATACCCAGAATATAAATATCAACCTATATTAGATTTATTAGCAACACCAGAATGGACAGTGCCTTTGCCTGATCCACAAATTTAAAAATAAAAAATGGCAGATATTAGAATAACACCAGCCTCGAGTATAATGGGCTTTACAAGCTCATTAGGATATATTGAAAATATCACTCAAGGAGCTTCAGGTTCATTGGTATTATATGGCTCAGGTTCTACAGGTAGAACCAATATCTTTACTGTGAATGGTAACCAAGGTACTTTATTTTCAGTAGACGATGATTTATCAGGAGTTTTATTTTCAGTAAATACAATTGCTGGTTTACCAGTGATACAAGCTAATGCTAACAACTCAGTTTTCTTAGGTAAATACGGAGCAGAACCTATTGTAATTTCAGGTAGTGATAACTCAATCCAATTAAGTGGATCAATTAAAGCTATTACTTTGCCTTCTACCTCAGATACAGTAGCTGTAACTTATAATACATCAACTAAAACTTTAGGATATAATACATTAGCTGGACCGTCAGGTGCATCTGGTCTTTCAGGAGCATCAGGTTTAAGTGGTACTTCTGGTTTATCAGGACTTTCAGGTACATCAGGTCTATCTGGTTTAAGTGGCACTTCAGGACTTTCAGGTTTATCAGGTACATCAGGTTTATCTGGTTTAAGCGGTACTTCAGGCCTTTCAGGCTTATCAGGTACATCAGGCCTATCTGGTTTAAGTGGTACATCTGGTTTATCAGGTACTTCAGGTCTAAGTGGAACTTCAGGTTTATCAGGACTTTCAGGTACTTCAGGACTTTCAGGCTTAAGTGGTACATCTGGTCTTTCAGGCCTAAGCGGTACTTCAGGTTTATCAGGACTTTCAGGTACTTCAGGACTTTCAGGCTTAAGTGGTACATCTGGTCTTTCAGGCCTAAGCGGTACTTCTGGTTTATCAGGACTTTCAGGTACTTCAGGACTTTCAGGAGCATCAGGATTATCAGGTCTTTCAGGTACATCAGGCTTATCAGGTACTTCAGGACTTTCAGGAGCATCAGGATTATCAGGTCTTTCAGGTACATCAGGCTTATCAGGTACATCAGGCTTATCAGGAGCATCAGGATTATCAGGTCTTTCAGGTACATCAGGCTTATCAGGAGCATCAGGATTATCAGGAGCATCAGGATTATCAGGTCTTTCAGGTACATCAGGCCTATCAGGAGCATCAGGTCTAAGTGGTACTTCAGGTTTATCAGGCTTATCAGGTACATCTGGTCTTTCAGGTCTAAGTGGTACATCTGGTCTTTCAGGTTTATCAGGTACATCAGGTTTATCTGGTTTATCAGGCACATCCGGTTTATCAGGCTTAAGTGGCACTTCAGGTCTATCAGGTCTTTCAGGTACTTCAGGCCTTTCAGGATTAAGTGGAACTTCAGGCTTATCAGGTCTAAGTGGAACTTCAGGACTTTCAGGCTTAAGTGGTACTTCAGGTTTATCCGGTCTTTCAGGAACATCAGGTCTAAGTGGTACCTCAGGCTTATCAGGCTTATCAGGCACATCTGGTCTTTCAGGACTTTCAGGCACCTCAGGTTTATCAGGAGCGGCCCCGGCAACTATAACAGTAGCTGTAGATAATACTGATGCTAATAGATTTTTAACATTTACTGCGGCTTCAACAGGCGCAACAGCCCCATTAGATAATGCATCTATAAACATAAATCCTTTAAGAAAAAGATTAGATATAGATACAGTATGGATATGGAAAGGATTACTTAATGACTCAACATCAGCTGCTATAGGAAGTGGTTCCTTACAAGCTACAACTACGGGAGCTATAAGAAATACAGTTTACGGTAACTTAGCGGGAGCTGCTATCACTTCTGGTATAGGTAATGTTATTTTTGGATTTGCTGCTGGTGCAAACTCCCTCACTACTGCTAACTATAATACTTACTTTGGAACACAATGTGGGCAACTTTCATCAGGCCAAGCTAATTTAGGATTTGGATACACTTCTCATTATTATTTTACTAACACATCAGCTCAATATAACTGTGCTTTAGGATATCAAGCAATGAGAGGAAATCCAGCAGGTGCTGCTACTAACACAGCTAATAATAATGTAGCTCTAGGATACCAAACTGCCTATGATATGAAAACGGGCATTCATACTATTTCTATTGGAACTACTGCTGGTTTTTCTATAAATAGTGCTAATTATAGTATAAATATAGGATACAGAGCAGGGTATAATAATATAGCTGGAGTTAATAATATATTCATAGGAAAAGACGCAGGTTATAATGTTGTAGGTAGTAATAATACAATTATAGGAGGCTTCTCATCATCATTAAGTTTAACATCAACTGTAGTCTTAACAGATGGATCAGGAAATATTAAATTTTACGCTACTGGAAGTAGAACTACAATGTCGGGTTCATTAGCTATTGGTGGAATAGGAGCTAGTGCAACTGTAGGTAGATTTGATGCTTCAAATGATGTAGTAGCATTCTCAACCTCAGACATTCGTTTAAAAGAAAATATACAACCTATAGAAAACGCTTTATATAAAGTAAATTTAATATCTGGTAATACATTTGATTGGAAACCAGATCCTGATTTAACTATATTACATGGTTTTGAAGGTAAAGATGTAGGAATTATAGCTCAAGAAATTGAATCTATACTACCCGAAGTAGTTACTACTAGAGACAGTGGATATAAAGCTGTCAAATATGAAAAACTAGTTCCTTTATTAATTGAAGCTATTAAAGAATTAACTAATAAAGTAAATAATCTAGAAGAACAACTTAAAACTAAATAAATATGGCGATACCAGCTTCAGGCCCTATTTCTTCTAGTATGTTAAATGTTGAACTTGGTAGATCAAGTACTACTTTAATTACTTTAGCAAGTGCATCTAGAGGTTCATATGCTGTGATTAATAGAAATTCATCCGCTGGTTTAGCTATTTATAATAACGCAATATCTCCTGGTAATAATTTTTTGATAAGTCAATTTTATAATTTAGACCAAGGGGCTAATATATTATTTGATTTTAATTTTACTAATAATGCTTCTTCTGATATAAATAACATTAGTATTGATTTAGGAACAGGTAATAATGTAGCTTATGTAGATCCTCTTAGTTCCGGGGGTAGTAATGCTAGTAACTCAAATATAGATACCACAGTGAGTGGAGATGGATTATTTGTGTATTTCTCTAATGTCCCCGTTTCCGCTGGAACTCTTGTAGATATATTATTATATGATGTTGACACAGGAACTACTTTATATTCAGTAAGTGGAGTTAATGCTAAGAATACAGGTAATGGATCATCTATAGGCCCAGCTAGTAATTACTACAGACATTTAGGTTTAACTTTAAATTATCTTGATCCTTAAAATATTTATAATAAAATTATGGCTATACAAATATCAAATTTCAACCCAGTTTGGAAATATAACAGCAATCAAAGTACAATTACTTCTGGTTCTATTGATCAATATTATAATGGAACATATTTATACATCCAATGTGCTATTAATAACGGCACATCAGTAGAAGTAGATATTGAAATATGGAATTTTAAACCAGCTTATTATCCTTCTTATGATTCTTCTGTAGTAATTACTCCTGAAAATTATGTTGCTCCTGCTTATACAGGTTCTATACTTATTAACGCTGTAAACTTTGGAACTGTAGAAACAGATGTTCAAGGTAATGTACTATTAGCTTCTCATGAAGCTATTGTGACTAAACTATCTGAACTTAATCCATCAGTAACTTTTGAGATAGTAGATTTATCAGGATCAGTAGTATAATTTGGCTTAATAAATTAAAGTTATTACATTATAATTATTATATACAATTAAGTTATGACCCAAAATGATAAAATAACTGTTATCATTCATACGGAGAATGAAACTAAGTTATTAACTTTATTAGATCAATTACATAAACATCCTTTAAAATCTCAATTCCATACTTTACAAGTTAATTGTAAAGATATTACACCTTGGTCAAAACCAAATATATTAAATAAGCTAACATCACTTGCTTATTTTTATAGTGTATCACCAACTGAAAACCAATCTGTACCTTCTCTTGTAGAACTTATATCTAAAACTAAAACTGAATATAGTTTAATTATAGATGAGTCTAATACACACTTTGACTTTAAAGACTGGGATATACTTAATAATACCTATTTATTAGCAAAAACAAGTGATTTATTACGCCTTAATTGGGACACTAAATATCAATCTATAATATGGTTTATAGCGGATTTAATTACTCAAAAAACTAAAGCATCATTCTATCCAGATATATCTTCAGATTCAGAAAGATATGATAAAAAAAGATCACACCCTTTATTCTACAGCAGAATAATTTATATAGATGGTGGATTAGGTGATCATGTTATGGCTTATCCCTTATTAGAAAAAATAGGTAAAGATTGTTATATATCTTGTGTATATCCATCTTCTTTAGAACATATTAAATGTAAAGGATTTATTGGTTGGGATGATGAATTATTTGGAGGATATAAACGATTTGTTTATACTTATGGGTCTACAAATAACATAACTACAATTATAGATGCATTTTTTGAATTATATGGAGAAAAACGAGAAATAAATGATATTTTAAAATATACAGGACCTAAAAATAAAATTACAAATAACACAAACAAACCATTAGCTTTAATTAGTATTACAGCTGCTAAAGTTGGAGGACAAGATTCTAATAAAGATTGGTCAGAACTTAAATGGTTTAAATTAGTATATGAATTAAAAAAATTAGGTTATTATGTTGTTCAAGTAGGCTCTCATAAAGATAACCAATTACCTTCATATTATACTAAATTACCTGTTTCTCCTTATTGTCAAGCCGGAGTAGATGAAAAAGTTTTAGATAAATCAATTCCTGAATTAGCTGGTTTAATTGAAGAATCTGATTTATGGTTAAGTGTAGATACATTTTTTCACCATTTTGCTTCTTCAATTAAACCTAATGTAGGTATTTGTTTAACACCATTTTATAATGATCATGCTAAACATTATAGAGTAAAATATATAGAAAAAGATTGTGGTAAAAATTACTATGATAGAAGATGGTGGTTAGACGCTCAACAACCAGAAAGAAAAGAATGTATGAATTTAATCCAAATAAAAGATATATTAAAGGTTTTAAATAAATAATAATGTCAAAATCTAATAAAATAATTACTTTATTAACATCATTTAATAGACCTCATCATATTAAAAATGTTATTAACTCATTAAAAGATATCCAAGAATCTGGATTAACAAACACTATTTACATAGTTGAAAACTCAGATCAAGAAAATAAAGAGGAAATATTAAAAATTATTAATAAAAATATTAATAATAACTTTATAGTTTACAACTCAGAATTTAATTTAGGTCAACGAGGTGCTTTACTTCAAATGTTAGAAAACATAAACTTAGATGATTATGATTTTATTCAATTTACAGACCAAGATAATATATTTGAAGATCCAATAAGTATATATTGTGATATTTTAAATACATACCCTAACAAGTATGTAGCTACAGGTTATATGAGTAAAGAACATGAAGAATTAAGTTGGATTAAAACTAAATTTGGATGTTTATGTGAAAAAAGAGCTTGTAGAGCTGGACATATGGTTATGCGTGTTAAAGATATTAAAAATATGATGCCTATTCCTTTAGATAGAATGTATGATTATCCATACATGAATGCATCATGGAATGCTGGTTTAGATTGGGAATTAACTCATTGGAATCCAAAATCACCAGGTAAACTAACTGAAAATCCTTTTATACTATGCCTACCAGGAGGAGTAATTCATAAAGGTTTAGATAGTACTTTTATAGATAGAGATATTGAATCTATAGAATATAATTTAGAAGAATTAAAAGAACTAAGAAAAAGTAAACTTTAATTTGGATTTTTAAATTATCCTTGTATATTTATATATATAAACTTAACCCATAAACCCCATTAAAAAATTATGTCATCATTTTTAATTTTTATTGTAATTGCACTATTAGCAGCAATTATTTTTGTATCTGTAATTGTAGGAAAAGAAAACACATCTACAAACACTAAACCAAATTCTTTATTCCCTGTTGAAGACTATCCTCACTTTGAAGACGCTCCGGTAGCAGAAGAAAAACCATTTACTGAACATACACAGTCAGCGAAAAAGAAAAAACATTACTATAGTAATAAAACAAAATCAACTAAAAAACCAAAACAAGTTAAAGCTGATCAATAATGGCTCATATTAAATTAACATTACATGAAATTTATAAACTTGATACAGAACTTAATGGTTTTGTAGATCAAGCAACTGGAGAAACAATATCATTAGGTTTATTAAGTGAAGATTTACATTTACCTACTAAATACTGGTTAAATGATTTAGCTAAAAAAACATCATCTGAAAAATCTATTATTGATCAATTCAAAGAAGATTTAGTTATAAAACATGGCTCACAAGATGAAAACGGCAATATTAGTCTTAATATGTGGATTAATGAAAAAAAAGATGAATCAGGTAATATAATCAACCCAGCTGAATTGAATCCATTATTTATACAATTTCAAGAAGAGTTTAATACTTTATTACAAGAAGTAAAAGAAATTGAACATCATGAATTTAAATTAAATGAATTTAATGATGTTAAAAATAGAGATAATTATACTGTATTTTATAAATTAATCCAAATAGATTAATTATATATTATATAATATACTAAACCGCTAGCAATAGCGGTTTTTCTTTTATCTTTCCATATTTATAATAAAAACTATTAAATGGCTCAAGTACTGTCTAATGCGGGCATAACAACAGGTGCAACCGTACAAGCTCAACAAGTTTCTCAATCAATTGATGCCTTAACAGGTAATTCAGCTTATGATATAACTATAAGTGGTTCATTAAATGTTATTGGTCCATTAGATGTAACAGGCAATATTACTGCTCCCTCATTTACTGGTACTGCATCTTACGCAGGAAATTCATTTACATCTACTACAGCTTCTTACGCGCTTACAGCTACATCAGCTTCATATGCATTAACAGCTTCATTTGCTATTACACCTACAGTTTCAGGAGCTTCAGGAGCTTCAGGATTAAGCGGCACCTCTGGTCTTTCAGGCCTAAGCGGTACTTCTGGTTTATCTGGTCTTTCAGGTACATCAGGCTTAAGTGGCACTTCAGGTTTATCAGGCTTAAGTGGTACATCAGGTCTTTCAGGCACATCAGGTCTCTCAGGCTTAAGTGGTACCTCAGGCTTATCAGGTCTTTCAGGCACATCAGGTTTAAGCGGTACTTCAGGTCTGTCAGGCTTAAGCGGCACCTCAGGTTTATCAGGCTTAAGCGGTACATCTGGTCTCTCAGGTCTAAGTGGCACTTCAGGTACATCAGGTCTATCAGGTTTAAGCGGTACATCAGGTCTTTCAGGCTTAAATGGCACTTCAGGTTTATCAGGCACATCAGGTCTCTCAGGTACATCAGGCTTATCAGGCTTAAGCGGTACTTCAGGTCTCTCAGGCTTATCAGGTACATCAGGCTTATCAGGCTTATCAGGTACATCAGGCTTATCAGGCTTATCAGGTACATCAGGCATAAGTGGCACCTCAGGTTTATCAGGCGCATCAGGTCTTTCAGGTACTTCAGGTCTATCAGGTTTAAGCGGAACTTCAGGTCTCTCAGGTACATCTGGTTTAAGTGGTACTTCAGGCCTTTCAGGCCTAAGCGGAACTTCAGGTCTATCAGGTTTAAGCGGAACTTCAGGTCTTTCAGGTTTAAATGGAACATCAGGTTTATCCGGTACTTCAGGCCTAAGCGGAACTTCAGGTCTTTCAGGTTTAAGTGGCACTTCAGGTCTTTCAGGTCTAAGTGGCACATCTGGTTTAAGTGGTACTTCAGGTTTATCAGGCCTAAGTGGTACATCAGGTTTATCAGGCTTAAGTGGCACCTCAGGCTTATCAGGTCTTTCAGGTACATCAGGCTTAAGTGGCACTTCAGGTTTATCAGGAGCAACAGGTCCTATAGCGGGTTCAGCAAATCAAGTAGTTTACAAAGACGGATCTAATAATCCAGCAGGTTCTTCTAATTTCACTTATGACGGAACAACATTATCAGTAACTGGAAATTTAACAGTTAACGGAACAGGTAGTATAACATATTTAACAACAATATATGAAACTTCATCTGTGATTTATTCATCTGGTTCTAACCAGTTTGGTGATGCTACTAATGATATTCAAACATTAATAGGAACTACTAAAATATCAGGTAGTTTTCAAGTTACAGGAAGTACTTCCCTTTTAGGAAGTTTAGCTTTACCTACTTTAGCGGCCGGCACAACTGAAACAAGAATATTAGTCTCTAATAATTTAGGAGATATAGTCTATAGAACTGATTTAAGTTTAACAGGCTCATCTGGTCTTTCAGGAGCATCAGGTCTTTCAGGAGCATCAGGTCTAAGCGGCACATCTGGTCTATCAGGTTTAAGTGGCACTTCAGGCCTTTCAGGCCTAAGCGGAACTTCAGGCTTATCAGGCTTAAGTGGCACTTCAGGCTTAAGTGGCACATCAGGTCTTTCAGGTCTAAGTGGCACTTCAGGCCTTTCAGGCCTAAGCGGAACTTCAGGCTTATCAGGCGCATCAGGCTTAAGCGGTGCTTCAGGCTTATCCGGCCTAAGTGGAACTTCAGGTTTATCGGGTGCATCAGGTTTATCTGGTCTTTCAGGTACATCTGGTCTTTCAGGTTTAAGTGGCACATCAGGTCTTTCAGGCACTTCAGGACTTTCAGGTTTATCAGGCACATCAGGTCTCTCAGGCACATCAGGTCTCTCAGGCACATCAGGTCTTTCAGGCGCGTCAGGCCTATCAGGAGCTTCTGGTTTATCAGGACTTTCAGGTACATCAGGTCTTTCAGGCCTTTCAGGTACATCAGGTTTATCTGGCTTATCAGGTTTTTCAGGCTTATCAGGTACATCAGGTTTATCAGGCTTATCAGGCACAAGTGGTCTTTCAGGTGAATCTGGTCTTTCAGGTACATCAGGTTTGTCAGGTTTTTCAGGTTTAAGCGGTACATCAGGTTTATCAGGTCTTTCAGGTGAATCTGGTTTATCAGGTACTTCAGGTTTATCCGGCTTATCAGGTTTTTCAGGCTTAAGCGGTACATCAGGTTTATCAGGTACATCAGGTCTTTCAGGTACTTCAGGCCTTTCAGGTACATCAGGTTTGTCAGGTTTTTCAGGCTTAAGCGGCGCTTCAGGTTTGTCAGGTTTTTCAGGCTTAAGCGGAACTTCAGGTTTATCAGGTCTTTCAGGTGAATCAGGTCTATCAGGTACCTCAGGTTTATCTGGTCTTATAGGAACTCCAATTTTTACTCCTGTATTTTCAAATACTTCTTATGGAACTAATTCATCAACATTTATAAACACAGGTGGAGGTGGTAGCAGTTATGACGCTTATGTATATTCAACTCAAGGATATGCAAGAGGAGTTTACACTACTGCCCAAACAACAAATGACAATATAGCTGTAGTTTTTGGCTTAATAGAAACCATATCTGGAACGCCAGAAGATCCGACTTTAATAGACTTTAGTTTCCAATTTGAAGCAAGTGGTAATCAATTTACTATTACTGAATTAACCAATGTACAATATACTGGAACCTATAGTTTAAGTGATAAATTTTATATAACTTATGATGGTTATAATGTAAGATATTATCAAAATAATACATTAAGACATACAACAGCTAGATCAATAGGAAATCCATTATATTTCATTTCAGATTATAGTACATCTAATGAAGGATTTACTAATGTAGGTTTTGGACCTATGGGTGAAGCTGGAGCATCAGGTACATCAGGTTTATCAGGTACATCAGGTCTTTCAGGCTTATCAGGCACTTCAGGTCTATCAGGTACCTCAGGTTTATCAGGGGCAACAGGTCCTGTAGCAGGTTCAGCAAATCAGGTAGTTTATAAAAATTCATCTAATATCGCCGCCGGAAATTCTAATTTAATATTTGATGGTAATATTTTAACAGTTAGTACTATAAAAATAGGTTTAGGAAATTCTAATATACCTGGAAATACAATGGTAGGTAGTGGTTCTATGAATATGATTACTACAGGACAATTCAACACAGCAGTAGGACTTTTTACTTTACAAAATACTACAACAGGAAGTAGAAATACAGCTTTAGGAGCTATTACTTTACGTGATAATACTATAGGTGTTAATAATACAGCTTTAGGGTATGAAACTTTACCTTATAACATTAATGGTGATAATAACACTTCAGTAGGACATAGAGCTTTATTTATCTCACGAAATAAAAGTAATAATACTTCTATAGGATTTGAATCGATGTATAATATGACATCTAGCAATAATACAGCTGTAGGAGTTGAAGCTTTAAACGGTAGTCTTACAATTGCTAATAATACTGGAGATGCAAATACCGCTATAGGATACCAAGCATTATATTCAATATCATCCGGAGCTTACAATACAGCGGTAGGATCTTTTGCCGGTGATTTATTAACTACAGGTGGTAGTAATACTCTTATAGGATCTGGATCTGGAGAATCTATAACAACAGGGAATTATAATACTATTATAGGTAAATATGCTGGAACAACTGCTTTAACCTCTACAGTAGTTTTATCAGATGGATTAGGTAATGTTCAACTATATGCTACAGGAAGTCAAGTAGCATTTGGTAAAACAGCAACCCCAAATGCAACAGTAGATGTAAATGGTAATACTATAGTTACAGGTTCATTAGTAGTGACAGGAAGTCAAATAGTTTCAGGTTCATTAACAGTAACAGGAAATATTATAGGACTTTCAACATATAATTTTGTAAGTTGTAGTTTATCAGTAGTTTCATCAGGAAATAATAAATCATTTATAGCTGATTTTAAAGATGTAGATGGTTCTGCGTTAACACGACCACAACAATTAATACATTGGTGGACTAGTCTTGCAGAAACAGGATCAGCATCAACATTAAGCGGTATTGGAGATTTTAATCCTACATATACTATAGTTTCAGGTAGTAATATTGTACCTATATCAAATTCAGGTTCAATTAATCACGCAGTAACAAATGCAAATAGTGACTTTGCTGTACGTATAAATGGAAGCATAACAAGTCCTCAAACAATTTGGTTTAATACAGAAGTACAAGGTATAATATATTCAATTAGTACAACAGTAAATGTATCTACAGGATAATTAAAATAATAATATAAAAATTATGAAAACAGAAAAACTAACAGAACAAGAAATTTCATCAGTAAAAGAAATTCAAAAATTAAGAGCTGAATTAATTGATAAATATGGATCAATTGAAATGGCGATCCAAGATTTAAAATTACAAAAGCAAGAAGTAACTGAAGAACTTAAAGAACTTAAATCAAATGAAATAACTTTAAGTCAAGAACTTCAATCAAAATATGGTAGAGGAACCATTAATATAGATAGTGGAGAATTCATTGGAAATGAATGATTTTAAGACTCTTTAACATATTTATAATAAACATTAAACTTATTAACAAATAACATGGCAGAAACATTAATTTCCCCTGGTGTATTAGCAAGAGAAAACGATTCATCGTTTATCAGACAGCAACCAGTTTCAGTAGGTGCAGCAATTATAGGTCCTACAGTTTTAGGTCCTATCGAAATTCCAACTATTGTTACTTCATATAGTGATTATTTAAATAAATTTGGAGGAGCATTTCAAAGTGGTAGTGATAGTTACGCTTATCTTACTTCACAAGCGGCATTTAATTACTTTAACAACAATGGTACTTCATTATTAGTAGCTAGAGTAGTAAGTAAAAGTGCTGATTGGTCAGTAGCAACAAGTACAACTATTGGAAGTATCGGAGCTACAGGTTCAGCAACTATTGTATTAAATACAATATCTAAAGGTACTATCATGAATAGCTCATCTAGTTTAGATTTAAGCGGTTCATTAACTTCTGGTACAGAAAATAACGTTAGATGGCAAATATTAAATTCTGATACATCATCAGGTACATTTAGCTTATTAATTCGTCAAGGAAATGATAATACAAATAATCAAACTGTATTAGAAACTTTCACTAACTTATCATTAGACCCATTTGCATCTAACTTTATTTCAAGAGTAATTGGCGATCAAGTACAAAATTATAACCCAACAACTAATCAAATCGAAACATCAGGTTCATATTTTAATGGATCACGTTATGTATATGTAAGTGCGGTTAATAATTTAACACCAAACTATTTTGATAATACAGGAGTTGCTAAAACACAATTTACAGGATCGATCCCAGTTAACGCTAGTGGTTCATTCACAGGAGCTACAGGTACTATTAAAGCCGGAGCTAAATTCTATGATCAAATTGATGCTACAGATACTCAAGGATTAGTAGGAACTAGTTATGATAATATGATTGACTTATTAGCTAATCAAGATGATTACAAATTCAATATTATCTTAACTCCAGGTTTGATTAAAGATTTTCATGCTACACAATGTAATACTATTGTTACTAACACACAAACACGTGGTGATAGTTTATATGTAGTAGATTTAGTTGGATATAGTACACAAACTTTATCAACTGTAACTTCAGTAGCTAACTCAATAAATACATCATATGCAGCAACATATTGGCCTTGGGTTCAAGTACTTGACTCATCAACTGGTAAAAATGTTTGGGTTCCAGCTTCAACAGTAATAGGTGGTGTTTACGCATTCAATGATTCAGTTTCTGAGCCTTGGTTTGCACCAGCTGGTATTAACAGAGGTGGATTACAAGTAATTAGAGCAGCTCAAAAATTACCTCAATCAAGTAGAGATACTTTATATACAAACAAAGTAAATCCTATTGCTACATTCCCTGGAACAGGTACAGTAGTATATGGTCAGAAAACATTACAAACTCAAGCGTCAGCTTTAGATAGAGTAAATGTTAGAAGATTATTAATTGCTCTTAAGAACTACATTTCACAAATTGCTAACACATTAGTGTTTGAACAAAATACATTAGCAACTAGAAACGCATTCTTATCACAAGTAAATCCATATTTAACATCAGTTCAACAAAGACAAGGTTTATATGCATTTAGAGTAATTATGGATGATACAAATAATACAGCAGACGTAATTGACAGAAATCAATTAATTGGTCAGATTTATATTCAACCAACAAGAACAGCTGAATTTATTTACTTAGATTTCAATATCTTACCTACAGGAGCAACTTTCCCAGCGTAAGGATTAAATTAGATAATATTTATAATAAAGAACAAACAACATAACAAAATAAAAACATGGCAATTGTAAATTCAAACGATATATTTTTCACCCAATTTGAGCCAAAACAGCAAAACCGCTTTTTATTAAGCATGACTGGTATACCAGCATTTATTGTAAAAGGCGTAAATGCAGTGTCATTAACTCAAGATACAGTGGTTTTAAATCATATTAACGTTCAACGTTTTGTGAAAGGTAAAACTAAATGGGGTGCTATTCAAATGACATTATTTGATCCAATCACTCCTTCAGGAGCTCAGGCAGTAATGGAATGGCTACGTTTACATCACGAATCAGTAACTGGTAGAGATGGTTACAGTGATTTCTACAAGAAAGACTTAACATTAAACGTATTAGGACCAGTAGGTGATATCGTTTCAGAATGGATCATTGTTGGTGCTTTAATTACAGACATAAACTTTGGTGATTACAGTTGGGATAATGAGTCAGCGGCTCAAAACATCACAATGACAGTACAACCAGATTATTGTGTATTAAATTTCTAAAAACCCCTCCCCCGAAATACAGGATTAAGATAGCTCGCCTTTTGGCGAGCTTCTTTTTTTCTCATATATTTATATATATAAACATAGTTATAAACAAATCAAATTTATGGAAGACAATAAACACAAATTCCCAACAGAAACGGTAGAACTACCATCAAAAGGCTTGCTATATTCTGAAGATAACCCGTTATCAAGCGGTAAAATCGAAATGAAATATATGACGGCGAAAGAAGAAGATATTTTAACTAACCAGAATTATATCAAACAAGGTACAGTTTTAGATAAAATGCTTCAATCATTAATTATTACTAAAATTAATTATGATGATTTAATTATTGGTGATAAAAACGCTTTATTTATAGCTGCTCGTATTTTAGGTTACGGAGGTAATTACACATTTGAATATGATGGACAATCACATACTGTAGATTTATCATCATTAGATAATAAACCATTTGATGAATCTTTAATCACTAAAGGAGTTAATGAATTTTCATATACTTTACCTCATTTAGGTACTAAAATTACATTTAAAATATTAACATCAGCTGACGAAAAGAAAATTGATAAAGAATTAGAAGGTCTTAAAAAAATTAACAAAGAAAATTCACCTGAATTATCTACTCGTTTAAAATATATTATTACATCAGTTAATGGTGATAGAGAAGAACAAACAATTAGAGAATTTGTAGATAATTATTTATTGGCTAGAGATTCTAGATCATTAAGAGATTATATTAAACAAGTTCAACCTGACGTAGATTTAAAATATGTTTTAGATGGTGGTACGGAGGTCACTATTCCAATTAATTTAAACTTTTTTTGGCCTGACTCTGAGTTATAGATCATATCTATTTAAAACCATCCATGATATATGTTATTATGGAAATGGTGGTTATGATCATGAAACTGTATATAATATGCCAATATGGTTAAGACAGGCTACATATAATTTTATAGCAGATCAAAAACAACAAGAATCAGAAGCATATTCAAAATCTACAAAATCAGATCCTAATAAAATAGATTTTGCTGATGTTAAATCAGCTAAACAAAAATTACAACAATCAAATACACCAACTTATCATACAAGGGCATCTAAAAAATAGATGCCTTTGATATTTATAACAAAATACTTAAATGGCGACTAGTAAAGAAGATATAGAAAAACTTTTAGGACGAATAGAGAAAGCTTATAAAGCACTAGGCGACCGAAATCCATTTAAGGACTGGGATGTTACTAATATTAAAAATGCTGAAACAACTATCCAGCAATTAGAAACAGCTTTAGAAGGTGTTCAATATCGTGTAGAAAATACAAAATCTTCATTTAGTGATCTTTCAACAACTTTAAAAGCAATAGTTAAAGAAATTGATCCAAAAGCTGTAAGTTCAACTAAAGAGTTTTCTAATGGTTTTAAAAATATAATTAAAGAAGCTAAAAATCTTAAATATGAAGAAGAAGGCATCAATAAATTATCTAAAAAACAATTAGAACAGCATAAAGAAAAAATATTAAAATACCAATCTGAAACTAAATTAGCAGCTACTCAAATATTACAAGAAGCTGGCATCAATGAAAAAATAGATAGAAGAACATCAATTTTTAAAAATCTTACTGAATCACAAAAGTCAGCTGTTAATTTTTTAAAAGATGAAGATTCTAGTATAAACACTATTATTGATAAAGCTAATATTCGAATTAAACAAGAAGAAAGAATTAGCAAATTAATGGGTATAGGAGGCGCTGCTGTTAGTGGTGTCCAAACTGCTTTAGATAAATTAGGTCTTGGAGGTTTAGCGAATGCTTTAGGTTTAGATAAAGTTAATGAAAAAATGCGAGAATTCGCTGAACAACTTGAAAAAGATCCTAAATATGTTAATAGTTTTGTTAATAAATTTAAAGTATTAAAAGTAGGAATCAAAGAAGCAGGAGCTCAATTATTAGAATCATTTAAAGATCCATTATCACTTTTAACAAAAGAGTTAGTAGAAGCTCTTAAAGGTACAGACAAATTAGCAGGTGATACTGCTAAAGCCTTTAATATGAGTTATAGAGAAGCTTTAACATTAAATACTCAATTAACTCAAACAGCAAATTTAACCGCTGACGCCGCTGTTAATACTAGAGGATTAAATGAAAGTGTAATAGCTGTTGGTAAATCATTAGGTTCTAATGCTGTATTAAATGAAAAAGATTTAATTACTTTTACTAAATTAAGAGAACAAGCAGGTTATACTAATGATGAATTAATAGGTATTCAAAAAATATCTTTAGTTAATGGTAAAACATTAGAAGATAATACATCTGAAATATTAGGAGCAGCAGAAGCATATGCAGCTCAAAATAAATTAGTAGTTAATGAAAAAGATGTTTTACGAGAAGTTAGTAAAGCATCAGCAGCCCTTAAATTATCATTAAAAGGTGGAGCATCAGCTTTAGCTGAATCTGTAGTTAAATCAAAACAATTTGGTTTAAATTTAGAACAAGCTGATAAAATAGCATCAGGATTATTAAATTTTGAACAATCAATATCAAATGAATTAGAAGCTGAATTATTAACTGGTAAAGATTTAAATTTTGAACAAGCTAGATATTTAGCATTACAAGGTGACTCAATTGGAGCCGCCGCTGAAATAGCAAGACAAGTAGGTACATCTGCTGATTTTGCTAATATGAACAGAATCCAACAAGAAGCTATTGCAAATGCTGCTGGATTAACTAGAGATGACTTAGCTCAATCATTAATAGATAGAGAAGCATTAGCAGCATTATCAGCTGAAGAAGGAGAAACAGCAAAACAAGCTTTTGATAGATTAGTTAAATCAACTAGTTTAGAAGAAGCTAAAAAACGTTTAGGTAATGATCAATTAGCATTACAATTTCAACAACAATCAGTAGCCGAGCGTTTTAATAACACTATAGAAAAATTAAGAGAATTATTTGTATCATTAGCCGAGCCTATACTACAAATAGTATCTCCATTTATGAATTTAGTTACTAACATATTACCTTTAATTAATGTTATATTAACACCAGTGACATATACTTTAGGTAAAATAGGTGAAGGTTTAGGTTATATAGTTGGATTATTAACTGAAGCTAAGGATGTAGCTTATGTATTAGCTGGTGCTTTTACTTTATCTTATTTAGCTATAAAAAAAGTAAATAATGAAACATTAATTAGTATCGCTTATGATAAAATAAAATTATTATTTGCCAAAAAAGAAGGTAAATCAGTATTAGGAACTTTAGCTTTAAAAGCTATGAACACTGTAATAGGTATACCAGTTGTAGGGGCTTTATTAGCAGCAGCAGCAGCAGCATCAATTTATGCTATAGGTAAATCATATTTAGCTGATGACGCTGTATCGCCAGGATATGGTAAGCGTGTCCTATCAGCACCTGAAGGAACATACTCTTTTAATGATAATGATACTATTGTAGCTGGCACTAATTTAGAAGGTAATAACCAATCACCTTTAGATAAAAATATAAGATCATCATCTACATCTCAAATAAACTTAACACCATTAGTAGATCGTATGATGGCTGTAGAAAAATTACTAACCAACATATTAAATAAAGAAGGTGTAATATATATAGACAGTACTAGATTAGGTACAGCAGTTTCAATGGGTACTTATAAAACAACATAATATTAATATTTATAATAAACTTAAAAACATAAAACAATGGGATTATTAGATAAACTAAAAACAGGAGGTTCAAACCAAAGTAAATATAACGGTGCTACTCCTCCAACAAATGTAGGTGCTACAAAAGAATCAAAATTACATGCTTTTGGTAATACACCAGGTTATTCACTTAACGGTGATTACAAATCAGAAGTAAATGATGCTTATACATCATATGATGATGGAGATTTAATTAATGGATTACCATTACCATCACAACTTGATATTACAAATTCAAATTCATTAGTAAAATACAACGAAGTTAGAGCAGACTAATGGGTTTATTAACTCTAAAAACTAAATTTAAATCTCTAAAATACGGTAATAATGGACAAGTAGGTGGTACTAAACAACCATTTATTAAAACACCTGTTGCTAAAGAAGAGTTTGTGGATGCTGCTGCTCCTTTTGGTACTTCACCTTTTTCAACAACTGGTGTAGGACTTATTGATGCAACAGCAAATGAAGCAGCTCTAATTGTATCGAGATCAGGTAAAGACATTATTCGTCTAGGGAAATTTTTTACTACCACACCTGGTTTACTTTTTATAGCTAAACAAAACTTATTATCACAAACAAATGTTAGGACTCAAGCTAATGAAGCCGCAAATCCTGATATATTAATAAACGCAGGTCCTTATACTCCTACTAACACACTAGCTCAAGTAGGAGTAAGTGCTGCCGGTTTACATTTTTATAAGCAAGGATTAACTCCAAATGGATTTAGATTACCTAAGTATGGAGATAATGATACTATAATTTATGTTAGAGGCGGTGATAGTGGAGCAGAAAATAGATTAGTAGAATTAACTAATAGGTTAATAAATGTTAAATCATCTGATACTAATATATTAACATATCAAGGAGGCCCAGGAGCTGATTTAGGTGTTGGTCAAACTGTTATTAATGTAGAAACCCAAAGAACAGGAAAAAACAACCCAGCATTACTTAACTTTTTTGGAGACGCAGGAGTAAAAAATCCAAATTTAGGACTTAATATTATAAATCCCTTAATATCAAATTCAAAAGGATTTGTTTTACAAGATTTTATAACTCCTCCTGTAGAAGCTAAAAGATTTGCTGCTTTTACTCGTCCTAAAATTGATTTGCGTAAAGATTTATTATTTGGATTAAGTAATAGCCCATCAGCTGTAGCTAAACAATTTAATGGCGGTAAAGATATTGGTGGATTAAATTTAACAGCAGGTGGTGCTGATTTATTTGATTCAGGACGTAGTGTATATCAACCAGAACCAGGTCAAGGATTCGCTCCTTCACCTTTAGCGTCAGCTAATAGTACAAATGTTTATAACCAAGAACAAATAGTATCAGCTTCTAATAATATACAAAATTATGGAGCTCCTAAATTTCAAGATTTTAGAGCAGAATTAAGAAAAAATATAAATAATACTCCATTTACTTCATCACAAGTATTATCAAATGCTCCATCTTATGATATTGGACAAAATCAAACTATAAATGGAGGATTAGATGGTAAAGGTCGAATATTTTTAGGCAATCCTGGTTCAGCAGGAAATATTTTTAGTTATACAGAGGGTAAAAAAAATTCAGAAGGAAAGATTTTAGGTCCTTTAGATAGAATTAATGCTAAACAACTATATAATTCTCGTACTGTAGCAGAAACAGATACAAACGATTTAGTTAAATTTAGAATTGAAGCTATTAATAATAAAGATCCAGAAGAAGGAGTATTTATACATTTTAGAGCATTTATAGATTCATTTTCAGATAATTACACAGCAGATTGGTCATCAGCCCAATATGTAGGTAGAGGTGAAAAATTCTACACATATAATACTTTTGATAGAACAATAAATATGTCTTGGACTATAGCGGCTCAATCAAAACAAGAACTTATACCAATGTATCAAAAGCTAAATTTTTTAGCTTCAAATTTAATGCCTGATTATAGTGAAGAAGGATACATGAGAGGATCTTTAGTTAGGCTTACTGTAGGAGGATATTTATATTCTCAACCAGGGTTTATAACTAGTTTAACATATGATGTACCATCAGAATCACCTTGGGAAATAGGAATTAATGATACAAACGCAGAAAGTGACAACTCAGTTAAAGAACTACCACATATAATTAGAGTATCAGGATTTAACTTTACTCCAATACATAACTTTGTTCCAAGAAAACAAACTAACACTTACGCTGGAACTAACATATTAGCTGGTCGTGATAATAATGGAAATCAATTAAGAGGTAACCAAGTATCAACATTTGGCCCAGAACGATTTATAGCTTTAAACACAGGTGATCATAACAATTATGATACCAATAATTACATTTAATGAATAGATATATCAATATACCTTTAACTAAAATAAATGGAAAACAAGCTTATAAAACAGTTCGTTATCCAGAAATTGCCTTAACTCCAGAAGACATTTATGTTTACACAGAGCAAGGAGATAGGTTTGATGTATTAGCACAACAATATTTTCAAGATAGTTCTTTATGGTGGATAATAGCGGCTGCTAATCCACAAGTTACACTTGGAAGTTTAATCATACCTGAAGGAGTACAATTAAGAATACCAGCTTATCCAGCTAATGTATTAAATAATTATAACGTTATAAATAGTTAATATGAATATTCTAGGAGAAGGATTTCATCCTACTATAACTAATCAAATAAAAGTTCGTCAAAAAGCTTTAGCTTCTGGTTTTAATTCTAACAACCCTAGAACACCAGAATTTGTTAATTATATTAATGCCTCTACATCATTTGTAAGATTAATGTCTTCTGTTAGCATTGAAAACTCAGCAGAACTTAATAACCCATATATTGGTACTTTAAATTTAACAGGAGCTGAATTAGCTAAAAAAGCTATTTTATTTGCTGGTGTAACTGAACTAGGAGGATCTTTAAAAGGAGGTATACCTAAAATAAAACCTTCAACAGCATCAGTTTTTAATAATTACTCTTATGGATGGGGAACAGATTCAAATAGTTTTGGTTTAAGACCAATGCCTGGTATAACATCAGCTAATATTAAAAGTGAAAATATAGGTTCATTAAAAACAGCAACTATTAATATTAAATGTTGGGATAAATCTCAATTTGAAATAATTGATACATTATATTTACGTTTAGGTTTTTATGTGTTATTAGAGTGGGGTCATACTATTTATCTTGATAATAAAGGAACACCTCAAACAACACCTAAATCATTACAAAATGAGTTTTTTAGTGATTCACCTAATGTAGATATACTTTTAGGTCAAATAGTTAATGCTCGTTATGATAGTAATGGTAATTATGATGCTATATTAGGTAAAGTAGTTAATTTTAATTGGAATTTTAATTCTGATGGAAGTTACAATATTGTATTAACAGTTAGAAGTGTAGGAGATATTATTGAATCACTTAAAGTAAATATATTAACAGCTGACCCAAATACAGTAGCAACAAAAGTTTTAACATCTATTGAAACAGCAACAGCAGGAGATGATTATAGTCCTACTAGTATAGTGAATGAACGTAATAAAAGTAATATTCATGCTATATTAGATACTCTAAAAAGGCTAATGGATGCTGCTACTAGTGGAACTAAAAATATTAATAGTGTATCAATTACCACATCATTAAGTAATAACAAATTACAAGATGTGTTAAAACAAACCTGGTCAGGTGCTACTGAAGATAGTCCTTCTTATTATATTCGATTAGGAGCTTTATTAAAAATAATTGAACAAAGTATTATACCTACTATTGACCAAGGAAATTCAAAATATAAAATATTAAATATAGATTATAATTCTGAAACTAATATAATAAATTGTTTAGATTTTCAATTAAGTACTGATCCAAGTAAAATATTAGTAAAAAAAGACATAACAGTAGGAATTAATGATGTTAAAATTATACCAACTGCTTCTCCATTTGAAGTATCTATTAAAGAAGAAACATATGGAAATCTTATGAATGTTTATGTTAATTTTAAATTTATAAAAGATAAATTAGATGAATTAATAACAGCACCAAGTTCTAAAATAGCATTAGTTGATTTTTTTAAATCATTAGGACAAACTATTGGTAGTTGTTTAGGTAGTATTAATAATATAGTTCCTGTGATTGATGAAGATACAAATACACTTCGTTTTATAGATCAAAATAAATTATATAAAAAAGATGAAGTAATAGCTTATTTTAATAATAAAATAAATGAAGCTAAAAAAGTTCCATTAGGAGTAGCTGGTGAAGAAACATTAGCTTTAGCTAGACTTGGTAACTTAAATACAGAATCATCTGTGTTTGATTTATATGGATATAATCCATTAAGATCTGAAGGCTCAGGCTCAGCAGGTTTTATAAAAGATTTTACTATGAAAACTGAGTTAACACCTCAATTTGCTAGTATGATTACTATTGGAGCCGCGGCACGTCAAAGAGTAGTAGGAGAAGATGCTACTGCATTATCTAGATTAAATAAAGGATTAAATAGTAGATTAATTGAGTTTATTGGTGATCCTTATCTTTTACCATCATCATCACTTGATAATCAATATAAAACTACTGTAAATGATTATATTACATTTGTTAAAAGTATGAATATGGGTAATAATGCATTACCTGTTTGGGATACAAATGCATTTAGTTCTTATAGTTCTGTTTTAAATACATTTATTTCTTATGGTCAGCAACTAATGTATGAACAGACCGGATCAGCTACTACATCAACTGGATTTATTCCTATTAATATTTCATTAACTATGGCAGGCCTATCAGGAATGAAAATTTATCAAGAATTTACAGTTGATACAAATTATTTACCTTCTAATTATAATAGAGAAATGGTATTTATAATTAAAGGAGTAAACCACACTATTGAAAATAATATGTGGAATACAACTATTGACTCTTTATCATTACCTAAAACAACAAATAAACCAACAAGATTTCTTTTAAATGATGTTATAAATGACGCGAGTGGTATCACTACTAATGAAGGAGATCCTATACCTGAATCATATAGAGATATTGTAGAAAAAATTATACAAACATCTCTTAGTTATGGAATAACAGATAAATCACAATTAACAGCTATATTAACTGTAGCACAAGCTGAAGCAGGATTAGTTCCTAATAAAGTAGAAAATTTACGTTACAATGCAAATACACCAGAAGGATTAGCAAGAATTAAATCTATATTTAAAACAAAAACAAAAGGAAAAACAGATCAACAAATAAGAAATATATTTTCAAATCCTGAATCTACAGCAAATTTTGTTTATAGCGGAGGAAGTAATGATGAAGTAGGAGATGGATATAAATATAGAGGTAGAGGATTAACACAAATTACATCTAAAGGTAATTATAAAAAAATTCAAAATCTTTTAATCGTAGAAGGAGCAAGAATTAATATAGTTAATAACCCAGATAGTGTACTTGATGAAAATCTATCTATTAGAATTCTAGTATTAGGTAAATATAAGGGTATATTTGGTAATGAATTAGATAAAGATATTGATTATACTAATAACGCAACAGCAATAACTAAAACTCAAAATAGAGGAGCAAGTAGTGCTATTATACTAGATTATCAAAGAGCTTTAAATTCAATTAATAGAACAGCTTGGATTCAAGAATTATTAAAATAAAAAATAATGTATTATCCTTTATCTCAAATAACACCTAATCAATACACTAATGGAGGAGAATTTCAATTCAAATCTACAGGCCAAAATTATACTGGATATTACTTTATTACTTCAACTGGTAAATATTTTACAGGTAAAAATCAAAATGATACACCAGTAGAAGAATTAACCCAAACAACTATAGAAACATTTGTTAATCCTTTAATTACATCAGATGAAATAAAACTGCCTGAAGTAATAACTGTTACTGGTTATTCATATAATAATCTAGTATCAAAACCTACAACAGTTTTATACAAACCAGTATTTAATCCAAATATCCCAACTCAACAAGATTATCAAGTAGGAGAATACAGACGTTATTTTTGTAAAAAAACAAATGAAATTATGTATATTGAAATAGATAAAACAACATTTGATAAATTAATATCTAAATCTTTAGATATACTTTGGTCATTATATCAACCATTTGATATTCCTTGGAACTTAATAGGTGTTAAAGACCAAGTTGCAACAGTAAATCGTAACATAGTTTTATTAACTATGAAAAATTTATCACTACCTCAATTTGATGCTTACTTAAAATTCGACTTTACAAAGTATTATGTTTAAATTTGGCTGTCTAATTTTTATTTAGTATATTATAGCCTAAAATAGGTTATGTATTATATTATTGAAACATTAGATCAACTAAAAGTCTTATACAATCTTAAGACACAAAAAGCATTTGTTGAGGTAATTCCATTCAATTCTAATATCCATCCTGCCTTAAATAAAGTATCACTAGTCTATATTAGACCACTTGATGACACTAAAGGATATCTAATATGTGTCAACCACAGTGAAACACTACACATAAGTAAAAATCATGTTGAAAGTGTTTTAAAAGACATCCCAGAATTGTGGGTACGCAATAAGAAACAATTTTTATATTACTTTCAGATAAAAGCATGTTGCGATATATCACTAATATCTCCTACGGATATACAACCCACTTTCACACACCAACACATTTATCAACGTTTTCCATACAAGCAAGATATCAATCGTATAATACCGGTATCAAAACACTATGAACTGTGTGAAACCGTGTATAACCAAATAAAACCATTAATACCACACCATTTGCCCGAGTGGTTTGAATTTTATAATAACCGGGTTACTTTGGCTTTATTTGGGATTGAAAAAAACGGTATAACATTTAATAAACCAATATTTGAAACATACTATGAAACAAATAATGACTACTATTCAATTGACAATGATAAAATATTCACGCAATATAATATCTATACTACAACTCGCAGACCCGCTAATTCCTATAATGGTATTAACTTTGCAGCACTAAAAAAAGAAACAAGGTCAAGCTTTGTTCCAAGTAATGATATATTTGTAGAAATGGATATATCGGCTTATCACCCAACACTTGCTGCTCAACTAATTGGATATGATTTTGGAGACAAAGACATACACGCCTCGTTTGCGGAAATGTATGGTGTGGATTATAAAACAGCTAAGGAATTAACATTTAAACAACTATACGGAGGAGTATTCAAAGAATATGCTCACCTAGAGTATTTTAAGAAAATACAAATGTTTATGGATGATGCTTGGGACACTTTACAATACGGAGGATATTACAATTGTCCTATATCTAAGTACAGATATGAGTTGAAGAACCTGGATAATATGAATCCAAACAAGTTGTTTAATTATATATTACAAAATATGGAAACATCTAACAATATGAATATATTGATGGATATACATAAGGTATTAAGGGGTAAAAATACAAAAATTGTACTTTACACTTATGATTCGTTTTTATTAGACTATGATAAAAGTGAGGATGATATTTTACCTAAAATTAGTGAAATTTTTACAAAATACAAATTACAAATTAAAACCAATACGGGTAACAGTTATGACTTTAAATAAAAACAGCGATATGTATAATTCGATAAATTATGACTTCCAACACATTTTTAATACATTCGACGTGAATAATAGGTTACTATGTACCTTCATTGCTTTAGAGGGATTAGACGGGCTAATAAATGAGGTTTCTAAAACATATGATATAATGTATAACAAGATTTTTGTTTTACATGTTCAAAATACAGGTGAGTATGTTATTACTTATAACATTGATCAAGGTAACGTGAACACGATACCAACAAATACAATATTAGTACATCGTAAAAAAGAATCAAACACACTATATACAATTAATGCTCTTAATGAATTAATTAAATCATTAAATAGAGGTGTAGTTGACCCATCATTTAGAATTGATTGGCAACACTATAAAAATAGTATTTTATTAACTCAGCATAACGAACTAAAAACACTTAATACTAAAATTTATAAAATAGTAGACTTAGTGTAATATTTATTATCATGATAAAATTATCTTCACTTTTACAAATATTAATAACTGAAGCTTCAATAGAACAGCTAAAAACTCAATTTGTAGATTCTGGTAAAATTAAC